GCAGCTTTCGCGTTTGGTGAGGTAACTCCCGCCGGTCCCGTCCCCTTGAAGGACCCCCCGGCGTTCGGTCCACCAGATTTCGTAATATCCTTGTCGGTTGGCCTTGAGCCGGATCTTGCGATAGGAGCCGATATCGACGGCATCGAGCGTATGGTTCTGTGGTGCAGCCATCTCAAAAATTCTTCCTCTGGAATAAGCACGGGCCGTCCCGGCAACCAGGGCAGCCCCGCGGTGTATCGCAGCCTTGTGATCTTGGCGACGGAGCAGCGCAGCATAACCGCGGCTTCGTCTTGCGTGATGTACCTTGTCAATCGCCCTCGCCGCGGCCGCCGACCACCGAGCCTACGCGCGGCGGGGTGTCGCCGTTGCCGTTGCCGTTGCCGTTGCCGTTGCCGTTGCCGTTGCCGCCGTTGCCTGCCTCTGCGGCTGCGGCTCTTTTCCGGTCATCGTCAAGGATCATCTGCTGCAGGGTGACGGCCAATTCCGAGCTGATCATGCGGTCACACTGAAAGCGGGCCAAGCCCGTCATGGCGAGCGGCAAGGTGGTATGCACCAAGCCGGTCGCAGGACTGTGACCGGGGCGGGCTTGAGCCGGGCCATGCGCGCGGCCCGCGCCGCTTTGCGCGCTATCCGTCGGCCGCTCGATCGCCAGGGTCTCGACCGGCACGCCCAGGACATCGGCGAGCTTTTTGAGGTTTATCTCTCCGGGGTAGCTGGTCCCGGCGAGATAATGCCCGATGCGGTCCCGGTTGCGCGCGACACTGTAGCCGCGTTTATCGGTGTGGCTGCCCCAGGTGCGTCTCGCGACTTCCGAGGGGCTTAAGCCAAGCTTCGCCATGATGGCACTCAACTTTTCGGCAAAGGCTTGATATTCAGGGCGCGGTTGCTGTCGAGATCTTGTTGTGTGTCGTCTCGAACGCGCATAATGTTGTGCCTCCCTGGTGCTGGTGTCTCGGGGAAGGACGTCATTTTGCTGAAACACAGGGTCCAAGTCTAGCGCTGATTTGTTGTCGGGGGCTTCATCGCTCCCTACTTTAGACTTGGCGGTATCATCGGCCTTGGGATGCCGGTTCATCGTAATGCTCCTTCATGCGGTTTTGTAATGTGTGGCGGTACCGCTGGTGTTTGGTGTAGTCAGGTATACCCTGACCAGGGATAAACACAACAACTTGTTATGTGCTGGTGTCAAGCACTTACGCACACCCCCCTTTGGAAGGAGCACTAAAAACTGTGGTTGTGATTGATGTCCCCCATGTTTTTCGCGTCTGCGGCGGTCCTCGCGGATTGCTGGACGCACTAGACGAGCACCAGCCTGGTCATGGACTAGCTTACGCGACCGTCCAGATGTGGAGCACGCGCTCAGCGATACCGAGCCGCTATATCGGTGCTGTCCTGTATTGCCTTGAGCGCGATGGTCATCGTTGCAGCGAATTTCTAGTCGAGCCAGAAGAACTCCTTTAGGCATGCGTATTCTAGGGATCGATCCTGGCGCGGCCGGAGCCTTTGCGCTTTATGACACCAGCCTTGAAGCGCTGTGGGTTGATGACATGCCGAGCGCGCTGGTCCTTGTCGGCAAAGCCAAGCGCTTGCAGCTCAACGAGGTCGCGCTGGCGCAGGCGATCGCGTCCGGCGAGCCTGACGTTGCCTGGATCGAGCGCGTCCATGCGCTGCCCAAGCAAGGCGTGACCAGCTCGTTCTCGTTCGGGCTCGCCTACGGCATCGTGCGCGGCATTCTCGCCAGCACGGGCGTCCCGTACTTTTTAATCACGCCCCAGGAGTGGAAAAGATCTTTTCGTTTGGGCCCCGACAAAGCCGAGGCCCGGCTGGTGGCGTCCCGGATGTTCCCTGCCAACGTCGCCAGCTTCGCTCGCGCCAAGGATGACGGCCGGGCTGAAGCTGCTTTGCTCGCGCTCTTTGGATCGCAACAGAGTGGGCTTAGTATCACTTAGCGCTTGACACGAGACACAACGTCGAGACAAAGTAGCCCCTCGCACCAAGACCTTAAAGCACGCATCTTCCTGCTCTGGAACTCAGCCCTAAACCAACAAAGTGTTGTCGTGGGGAGGCAGCGAACCTGTGCGCGAAGCCTATCCTCTAGCGCCGTTACGGGACTACCAAAAACAAGGCGTGCGCTGGCTGGTCGATAGCTTTGCCCGGCACCGGGCGCTGCTGAATGCGGACGAAGCCGGGCTCGGCAAGACCCGGGAAGCCTTGGCCGTGGCGCAGCAGCTCAACGTCAAGCGCCTTCTTATTATCTGCCCCGCGGGGGCCCGGCGCGTGTGGCAAAACGAGATCAACGCCTGGGCCCCGGACTGGTCCCCGCGCGTGGTCCTGGTCGAGCCGCGGCCGCTAAACGGCGAGATCCAGGCTTTCGAGCGGCGCTACCCTATCGATCGGCCCCAGCTGGTCCTGGTCATCAGCTACGACGAGATGTCCAACCGCAACCGCAAGACGGCGTTCCATTTGCGCCGCCTGCGCTGGGACCTGCTGATCCTCGATGAGGCGCATTATCTTAAGAACCCTTCCAATCGGACCCAGGTGATTTACGGCGGCGGGAGACATCAATCGCCGAGCCTGCAGGAAGCGGCGGACAAGGTGCTGCTCCTGACCGGCACGCCCTCGCCCAATCACGCCGGGGAGCTATGGCAGCATTACCGGACCTTCTGGCCGGGAGCGCTCGGGAAGCCGGAGGCGCTCTCTCAGGGCCAGTTCGAGGACCGCTTCACGCGTTACCGCGACACCGTCTATGGGCGGCAGATCACCGGCAGCCAAAACCAGGGCGAGCTGCGCAAGGCGCTTGGTCCCATGATCCTGCGCCGCCGCAAGCTTGAAGTGCTGACGGAGCTGCCGCCTTTGCAGATCCAGGACATCCCGCTCGATTTGGCGGCGCGCATCGATTTCGGAAGCCACACCGTGCGCGCGGCGCAGATCAACGCGGCGCTGGGCACGGCAGGCTCCACGGCTGAGGCGATGCACATGCTGCACGCCGCGCCGGACGCGTCCACCGCGGCGCTGCGCCAGATCTTGGGGCTCGCCAAGGTCCCGGCGACCTTGCTTTGGGTGCAAGAGCGCATGGCGTCGACCAAGAAGCTGCTCGTCTTCGCCTGGCATCACGCGGTGATCGAGCATCTGCGCCGCGGCTTGCTGGAATATGGTCCCGTCGTCATCACCGGCGAGACCAGCCCCGCGCTGCGCGCCGCGGCGATCGAGCGCTTTCAGACCGACCCCAACACGCGAATTTTCATCGGCCAAATCCTCGCGGCCGGGACCGCGATCACCCTCACCGCGGCCAGCGAGGTTGCGATCGTCGAGCCCTCATGGGTGCCCGGTGAGAACGTGCAAGCCATTTGCCGCGCGCATCGCTTGGGGCAGCGCGACAGCGTGCTGGCGAGCTTCCTCTATCTGCCCGGCACGCTCGATCAACGGATCATGCGGGTCTTTCGACGGAAGGCCGTCGAGATCGCCGCATTACAAGGAGACGATTTCAATGCAAGTGACGCTCACTTTCGATCTGAACACGGTAGTCGGGGAGCAGCTGCTCCAACAGCTGCAGGCGCTGCTTAAACCGGGCCCTACGCTGGGACCAATTCCGCTGGGACCAGTCCCCTTGAAGGACCATCCGGCGATCGCCCGGCAGGACCAGGCAATGGACCAGCCCCATCACGGGCATGATCTTCCGGCGGAACCGGATCCGGCACTTACAGCGGCCAAGGCCAACACGGTCCTGGCAAATCGCCAGGCTGCAGCCGCCAAAGCACGCGCGGCAAAGGACGCCAAGAAAGCGGCGGGACCAGCTGCAGCCGCCGCGCCCGAGCTGAATGGTGTGGTCAAGGATGCGCTCGCCGACGATGATCCGCTTGAGTTTCCCGAGGCCGCCAGCATGAGCCCCGGCGAGGCTCGCGACGCGGGCCTCGCGCTGGTCCGGCAAGCTTATGCCGCGGGCCGTGTCGCCGAGGTCAAGGCGCTGCAGAAGCAATGGCAGGTCGCGAAGTTCTACGACATCGCGGTCGAGCAGGGCCACGCGTTCTACGCCCAAGCCATGAAGCTCGCTCAAGCCGCGGGACTGCAGCGATGAACTATCGCAAGATCGTGCAGATAGCAGCCGTCTCCGGCGGCGTGGAAAATGCTTCTGACACGGTATACGCGCTTGCCGCGGACGGCACGGTATGGTGGTTGTCCGATAATAGCGACAAATGGCATATGCTGCCGCGCTTGCCGGAGCCGGAGCGCCCGCGCGGGGAGCCGCTCGCATGACGGAGCACTCGCTCCTTGGCGCGTCCGGCGACTATCGTTGGCTGGCTTGCCCCGGCAGCTACGCTTTGAGCAAGACCGCGCCGCATCGGCCGTCCTCGATCTACGCCGCGACGGGCACGCTCGCGCACTCTTATATCGAGAACGCGGTCAAGGCAGGCAAGAGCGAGCTTGATCCCGGCACGCTGGGTGAGATGTGGCAGTCCGAAGGGCATATCGGCGTCATCGATCAGGACTTCATCGATGGCGTCAACGTCATGCTCGCCTATATCAACGTCCCTGCCGAGTGGAAGCGGGTCGAGTTCCGCGTCGACCTCGATCGGTATTTCCAGCGCAGCCCGCCGCCGGAGCCGCTGTTCGGCACGGTCGACGCGGCGCTGCTGCACGATCGCGAGACCCTGGAGATCGTCGACTACAAGAACGGCGCGGGCGTCGTGGTCTCGCCGGTCGAGAACCCGCAGCTGCTTTATTACGCGGCGGGGGTGATGCTGCATCTGCCGCCCGCGCAGCGCGAGATGGTGCAGATTATCAAGCTGACCATCGTGCAGCCGCATGTGCCGCGCGCCGCGCCGGTGTGGTCCTGGGAGACGACGCCCTTGGATCTGCTGATGTGGATCGACGATGTGCTGGTCCCGGGCGTTGAAGCGTGTGCTCAGCTGGATGCGCCTTTGCATAGCGGCGCGTGGTGCAGGTTCTGTCCCGTGGCGCATGCTTGTCCCGAGCTGCACAAGGCCGCGGTCGCGATGGCGCAAGCCGAGTTCGACGAGGTCGAGCCAGGATCGCCCGGGCATCAGCCGCCGTCCGATCCGCTTGAGCTTGCGAGCGCGCTCGATACCGCCGAGCGCGCTCAGCTCTGGATCGATCGCATCCGTGAGTACGCGCTCGATCGGTTTAAGCACCAGGTTCGCATCCCGGGCTGGGGCCTGGTCCCGACGAGACCCACGCGCAAGTGGATCGACGAGGACGAGGCCGCGGCCATTCTCGTCAGCAACTTTGGTCCCACGGTATGGGAGAGCAAGCTGCGCTCTCCTGCTCAAGTCGAGAAGCTGGTCGGCCGCAGCAACCAAACCGCGCAAGCCTTTATCGAGCCGCTGGTTGAGCGTGTCTCGACGGGCGTGAAGATCGCCAGGACCACCCCAGCGCAGGAGGATTTCAGCGATGTCGACTTCTGAGCTGCGGCGCACGCTCGCGCATGTTCTTGAGCTGACCGAGACTGCGCGCCGTGAGCTTGAGGCTCCGGCAGTTTGGGGCGATCCACCGATCGAGGCCCCCGAGGAACTTAACGAGGCGATCTTCTCGCTGCAGCGCTTGATCGATTTCGGGAAGCTTTGATATGCGGATGCACGTGTCGGTGACCAGCACACAAGAGTTTAACGTCGGCGCGTGGTGCGCGACATCGCCGGACTTCGTGATCGCCACGCTGCAAGAGCAGCTTGATGCTGCATCGGCGGTATGGCCGGAACTAAAAGGCTACCGCATCAAGCCGCGCAGGAGCATGAAAGATGCCGATTAATCCTCTGCTGCTTGAAGTCTCGAACGGCTGGCACCGCGAGCACACCATGCGCCGACCGTCCCCTTGGAGGACCATCCGGCCGCGGCCGTGGGGACCGCTCGCATCGGTCCTCGCCTTCATGCTGCTGGCGTTCGCGATCACGCTGTTTCTTTTGACCGTAGCGGGGCTGTTTTGATGACCGCTGCGCAAGCGAGTTCGATCTGCGAGACAGCTGCGGCGCTTGTGAGCGGCGAGCGCGCCAAGCAATACGGCGACGCGCTCGTCTGCTTGCAGGCGATAGCCGAGCTGTGGAACGCGATCATCGTCGTGAAGTATCGCGCCACGCCGCTGGCGCCGTCGCTGACCGCGCTCGATGTCGCGAACATGCTTGAGGCCCTGAAGATCGCGCGCCGCTACGGCGGTATCCACAACCTGGATAACTACGTCGACGGCGCAGGATACGCCGCGCTCGCCGGTGAGATCGCCGAGACGATGCACAAACCTATCCACAAGTCCACCAATGGAGTGACCCCATGACGAGCGTTCAAACCCCGGTCGGTATTCTCTCCTTTCCGAACCTGTTCACGCCGCGCCCGCGCGCGCCCGGCGGCGAGCCGGTCTATCAATGCTCGCTGCTATTCGACCAAGCCGCGCAGAAAGATCCCGCCTATCAGGCGCTGCGCAAGGCGGTGGCCGAGTGCATCGATCAGACCTGGGGGCCCGGCAAGAGCCAGGACCGGGCCTTCCTCGCCACCATCAAGACGCCGTTCCGCGATACCGCGGAGAAGAAATACAAAGGCTACGAGATGCCCGGCGGCAAGTTCATCAGCCCGTGGACCAAGAAGCGCCCCGGCGTGATCGACGCGCGCAAGAATGAGATCACCACGCCCGAGGACGTATGGCCGGGACAAGGCGTGCGCGCGATGGTGTCGGTCTTCTCATACACGACGCCGCGGCTGGGCGTGAGCTTCGGGCTCGACAGCATCCAGGTGTGCCGCGTCGACGGCGAGCGGCTTGACGGCCGTGTCGACGCCAAGGACGCGTTCAGCGAGTACACGGGACCAGGCGCGGCGGCGATGGCCGACGAAGACGTGCCATTCTAAGGGAGGCTTTGTAATGCCAGGCATGATCGACGAGCCCTTGACCATCGTCTTTAGCCCTGCCGAGTGTGAGCTTATGCGCCGCACACTGACATATGTTGTCGGTGAGCTTGAGGACATACTCGAAGACGATGCTGATGACGATGACCCCCGGCCGCGGCGTGATATCCTCGCGGCGGCCTATACCAGCCAGCAGGTTATCGACGTGCTTTTGCGGAAGTTCATGCACCCGGATGAAGTCGCGCGCATGGAAGCCAACAAAAATAAACGTCGTGAGGAAGCGTTGGCGGAAGCGCGGAAGGCGGCAGGTGTTGCTGATCTTGCCTAACGACGATGCAGGCACGAGCGAGGTGGCGATGCCCAGGAAAATCGTACACACCGGCAAATTGGATTTCAGCGAGTGGAACTGGGATCTCGATATGCTTGAAAAAGGGCTCAAGGCGATGGCCGACGGCGTCGCTGAAACGATCGCCGAGAGCATGTCCGATCTTCTTTATGCGCGATTGCGCTATGACAAGGATGCGGACGAGATCGTTGTCGCCGCCGAGCTGCAAGCTGACGATCGCTATGAACATTATGTCGAAGTGCAAAACTCGCTTACCGAGGAAGTCGAGCTTACGTTCGAGTTCGAGTGTATTGGAGGGCGCAACGGGTATCTCGGAAACAACAGCAATGCGCGGCGCCAGCTAGAGTGCATGTCGCGAACTTTTTTGGCGCTGCATAAGCGGGTGAACGAGGTGCTGCGCAAGTCGGTCCCCCCTAAAAAGATCGAGCTGGGTGTAAAGCCGTCTAAATGGCTCGACAAACGCACGCTGGCGAAACGCGAGCATCAACGATGCCAGCTTGAACAGCAGCTTGGTGTCCCGGTGCCGGTCTGGCCCGGGCATCGCCTCTGCGTGTTGATGAACGATTACTTCTTGGGTGGCGGCACGATCGAGCAGCTGCGACAGGCGTCGCGATCGGCGCTGTTGGATATCCCTAATTTCAGCCGTACTGTTGTGGATCGGCTGGGACTGCTGTTATTTGGCGAAGCGGGCTGGCCGGGATGACGAGCTGAAATGGTCTCGGTGTTTGACCCGGTTGCCGCGAAAGCCGCGCGTGATGATGCGATGTATCGTGTCGATCGCGCGGCGGACGCTGCATGGAAAGCTTATGTCACCGAGCTGATTGTCGAGATCGCCAGGACCATAGCCGAGTTCACGACGGACGATGTCGAGATGCTGCGTCTTCGTCGTCGCGGGCCTTCAACGCATGAGCCGCGCGCGTTGGGCCCGTTGATGCGCGCCGCGGCAAGAGCAGGGGTCTGCGCGCCCACCGGCATTGTTCGCGCGTCCGTTCAGGTCAGCAATCATAACAGGCCCATGCAAGTCTGGCGCAGCCTGATCTATCGCAAGCCGAGTACGCTCGACGATTATCCTTTCTGATGCGGCTGGTCCTCGATCTTGAGACCACGTCGACGGCCGATCTGCGCAAGACGGGTTCGCATGCTTATGCCGAGCATCCCGACACCAGGATTACGGTCCTCTGCTTTGCGATCGATGACGGTGTTGTCGAGACCTGGCTCTCGGGGCCGCCGCCGCTGAAGTTTCTTTTGGCGTTGTCGGCGGACGCCATCGTCGTCGCGCATAATTATTTGTTCGAGTTCAACCTCTATCACGCGAAGCTGGTCCCGCAGGGCTGGCCCGCGATCCCCTTGTCCCGCTGGTCCTGCACGATGGCAAGGGCAATGGTCGCAGGCTGGCCCGCCTCGTTGGAGCTGGCAGGCCGCGCGCTTGGATTAATCCATCAGAAGGATCCCACCGCGCGGGACCTGATGCTGCGTTTCGCCCGGCCGCGCAGCCACAGCCCGCTGACGTGGTGGCATGAGACCGATCCCGCGCGCTTCAAGGCGCTGCAGGATTACTGCGCCCAGGACGTCGAGACCGAGCGCGCCCTCGATCGCCGCGTCCCGGAGCTATCGCCGCGCGAGCGGGCGGTATTCGAGCTCGATCATCAGATCAACCAGCGCGGCCTGGGCATCGATCACGCGCTCGTCAATCAGCTGGCGGCGCTCACCGCGATCGCGCAGCACGATCTGACCCGCGACATCATCCGGCTGACCGGCGGGCAAGTATGCTCGCTCAACCAGGTCGAGAAGCTGCGGCACTGGCTCAAATTCCAGGGCGTCGACATCCTGGATTTGCGCCGCGGCACGGTGCAAAAGCTGCTTGCCAATCAAGCCCTCGTGGGAGCGCCGCGCAAGGCGCTGCAGGCGCGGCTCGATGCGTCCCGCTCGTCGACCGCCAAGCTCGCCGCGATCACCAGCGCGCGGTCTCTGGACGGCAGGCTGCGCGGGACGTTCCAGTATTACGGCGCGCAGCGCACCGGCCGCTGGGCGGGGCGTCGGCTGCAGCCGCAGAATTTGTTTAGGGGGTCGATCAAGGACGTGAACGGCGCGCTCGCCGTGATCGAGGCCGGGGCTGGTCCCGGGGACCTGGATCTCATGTTCGAGGACAGCGCGCTGGGCGTCGTCGCGAGCTGCTTGCGCTCGACCATCATTGCACGGGCAGGCTGCATGCTGCCGATCGCGGACTTCTCGCAGATCGAGGCGCGGGTCCTGGCCTGGCTGGCGGGGCAGCGCGATGCGCTCGATGTCTTCCGGCGCGGCGAGGATATCTACATGGCGACCGCCAAGGCCATCGGCTCGTCCAGCCGCCAGCTCGGCAAGGTGCTGGTCCTGGCCTGCGGCTTCGGCATGGGACCGGACCGCTTCATGCAGACCGCGCTGAGCTATGGCATCGTCCTCGATGTGGTTGAGGCCATCAACGCCGTGATGGCGTGGCGCGAGGTCAACCATCATATCGTGACCTTCTGGTGGGAAGCGCATAGGGCCTTGATGCGCGTGATGCGGGCAGGCCCGGGCGCGCAAGAGCGGGTCGGCTTTTGCTCCATCATCCACAAGCAGGGCATGATCCTGGTCGAGCTACCGAGCGGGCGGCACCTGGTCTACCGGCATCCGCGGATCGAGACCAACGATCAAGGCTGGGGCGAGTTCACTTATCTCGGCAGCTTGGGCGGTGGCTGGACCCGGCTCAGAGCATGGCCCGGCAAGCTCGCCGAGAACATTACTCAGGCGGTGGCGCGCGATGTCATGGTCGAAGCGATGCTGCGTCTGACCGGCGTCCCGCTCATCGCCACGATCCACGATGAGCTGATCGCCGAGGTCTCCGAGGCCGTCGCCGACGCGACCCTCGATCGCATGCTTGGGGCGATGCGCGCGCCCCCGCCTTGGGCTTTGGGGCTGCCGGTCAACGCCGCGGGCTTCATCGTCCGGCGCTACCAGAAAGGGTAATGTCGCGCGGGCTTTGTCTTCCGGGACAAAGCTGAACAAGCCCGGCTTTCAAGGGGCCTGAGCGCGAGACCTTTCCCTTATCGAATAAAAAGCCCTGTGGCGCAGCTATAACCGCCATTTGAACACCCGTTTGCACAGCGATTTGCACACTGGTTTTTCGCGGGCGACAACGCTGCTTTTTCCGCCTTTCCCCGCTCGTGGGAATAGTCTCCCTTATCGAAAAAAGCAGCATTCACGCAAGACAAAGTGTGAAACTGTGCGAGTTGCACATCGATCTGCGCAACAACGGCCTACAACGTCTTGCAAAATACGGGACAAATTGAGCTAAGCTATTGAAATTGCTTGTGTCTCTTGTTGTTTGTAGTGTCCCTAGCCATGGGAAAGGTCGGCATTACAATGCCTCCGAATATCGCTGCTATAACAAGGACTTAGCGATTTGTTGGTGTCTTGCAAGGTGTTCGATTTGAACACTCCGCAACAAATGTCGCAGGACACGGCGAGACAACATTGATTTCATTGAGTTTTATTTTTCCAGTCGTGTCATGCAGTAGGACAAGCAAGATCTGCAACCTCTAGTGGTGCTGGGGATGCTCCGGCGCAGGCTGGTCGACGAAGGGCGCGCGAGCCTGGGCCGCCTTATGCGCAGCATAGCCGAGCCCGGCGGCGACGCCGAGCGCTTTGACCGGCCAGGGCGCGCTCGACGCGTAGCGCGCGATCGGCGCCGCGCCATAGCGCGCGGCCGGGACGGCGATGTCGTCGGCGATGCCCCAGCCAAAGCCAGCGCCGCCGGGACCGACGCCGGGACCGCTGCCGTCGCGGCCGCCGCCGCCGGTATCGGCGTTCTCCTTCGCCATCTCGTCGAGCGATTTGAACCCCGCGGCCTTGCGCTCGTCGTCGAGCGATTTGAGCCCGCCCTCGCCGGTGTCGGGCGGCGCGGCCTTGGTCCCTTTGGGGCCGCCCGCCAGGTACGTAGCCGCGGCGTTCGCGGCGTGCGGCGAGGTCCCGAGCTGCAGCGCGGCCCCGGCTATCACGCGCGTCACGGGACCGCCGACGGTGCCGAGCGCGGTCAGCCCATAGGCTGCGAGCGGCACGCCGATCAGGTTGAACGCGCCGCGCCACGCGTTATAGAGCCGCGTATTGGTGTCGGTCTCGGGACCAATGAAGCCCTGCACGATCGCGTTCATGTTCGACAGCGCCCAGGTCAGCGAGGGGCCGTTGATCAGCGAGGCGATATCGGCGTTGTAGCGCAGATGGGTAGCGACCTGGACCAGCGGATCGAGCGGCCCGTTGAGGCCCGAGCGCCCGATCCCCAGGTTGAGCAGATAGCTGGCAAGATCGCCGTCCTCGGCATGCTGCTTGACCTGATCCGGGGCAAAGAGCAGCTGCCGCACGGTCGACGCCATGACGTTGGCGCCGACGATGGCCCCCACCGCCAGCCCGGTATGGACGGTGGTCCCGGCGGCGCCGAACGCGCCGCGCCTCAGCGCGTTGATCCGGCCGGAGCCCGCATCGAGCGCTTCTTGCTGCGAGCGCCCGAAATCGTGCTTGATGCGCTCCATCGTCGGCATCAGCACGTTGCGGTTGAACTGGTAATTGAACGACATCAGCTGGAACATGAGACCGATGATCGGTCTCGACGCGCCGATCGCGCGGTCGACCTTGTAAGGATCCTGGATCGAGCGGTCGACGAGGCGCCGGATCGCCAGCCCATAGGTGCTGCGCATCGGATCGTTCTCGATGGCGCGCGCATTGGGAGCGGTGTCGTGCTGCAGGAGCCAGTCGGCGAACTCGGGATGGCCGCCGCCCGCAACGCCCAGCTCGTTGAACCAGCGCGCCGCGTCCTCGCGCGCGTGCTTGGCATGGGTGCTGATTTCGGTGCTGGTGTAGTCCCGCGCCAGCTTGGTCAGGAACCAGTGGTTTGCCGCCATGCTCGCGACGCGCTGCGCGTTGGTCAGCCAGGTCAGGCCCGAGACCCGATAGTATTTCGTCATGAAGCGCTGGATGTTGGGGCTGTCGCTGTAATCGGCGCCCATGCGCGACAGCATCACGCTGTCATGCATCGGCGTCGTGATCACGTTGAGGAATTGCGCCAGCTCGGTGCGCTCGCGCGCCGATGCCCGGCTCGTCAGCGCCTGCATCTGATAGGCGAAAGACTTGAAGCCGGTGCGCATGTCGCCGGTGGCGAGCGCCGCATTCATCGGCTCGGCCCATGACGCCCACATCGCGCGCGGCATCAGCGCGATCGAGCCGAGCGCGTGCGCGATCTGATGCAGCGATTGCAGCTGGCTGCTGCCGCGCTCCTGGTTGCGCCCCATGACGTTGTTCGCCATCTCGCGGAACGTATTGGCGTCGGCATCGCTCACGCCCTCGGCTTTCGCCATCCTGAGCTGCTGTTCGAGCAGCTTGCCGTCGGCGCCGAACAGATTGGCTTGCGCGACGCGGCGCGCGACGCCGTCGAAATAATGCGGCAGCGCCACGGCGGGATCGGTCCACATCCAATCGCGCATGATGCGGTCGGCTTCCGGCGGGAGGACGCGCGCGTTGAGGAAGCGCCCGGAAGGGCCGCTCTTGTCGAAGCTGGTCGGCTCGCCCGACGTCATCCGGTTGCGCCAGTCATCGGCGTTCAGCTCGGCAAGATGCTCACTCAGCTTGGGATGCAGCGTTGTCGCGAGATTGGTGGCCTCGCGCTGCAGCTGCTTCAGCTCGGCCTGCTCGACGGGTGTCTGGGGACCACCGGCAGCCTCGATCTCGCGTTGCCGCTCCAGGTTCCTGCCGAGCGCGGCAAAGGGGGCGCGCAGCGGAGCACCGCCCGTCAGGCGCTTGTCCTCGGCCTTGACGCCGTTGCTCCATTTCTCGAACAACGCTTCGGGATTGCTGCCCGCTGGTCCCAGCTCCTGGTCGAACATGAGCTGGTGTAGTTCCTTGGCCGACGCATGAAACCCGTTGCCGTCGGCCATGATCTTCGCGAGGTCGTAGACCCGCGGGAAATAGCCGCTCTTGGCGAAGCCGATATCGAGCCCGGCCTTGCGCGACATCGCCCAGGCTTCGTTGAGCAGGTCGCGCATGTTGCCCGCGGCGGCGAGGATATTGCCCGGGATCGGCTTGGTCCCGGCGGCCGGGTTGTTGGGGTCGATCGGAAAGTCCGCCGTGCCGACGGTCAGCACGTGATGCAGCATCTGGCTTTCCTCGATGCTCATCTTGCCGGGGACGAGACCGCTCGCTTGCATGATGTTGCCCATGCGGCGCGTGAACTCGCGCCCGACATTGCGGACCCGTTCCTCGAAATTCTCGACGGTGTAGCGGCCCTCGCCGGGCGCCGATGCCAGGCTATCGAGGATGCTCTGCAGGTAGGCTCTGGCCTTCTCGGGCGCGCGCTCGATGATCGCTTTCATGTAGCCGTGTGCCGAGCCCATATGCGCGCGGAATACCTTGTCCTGGATGCGGGTGACGAGGCTCTGGGGGTTCTTCGGCCGGGTCTGGTCCCGCGGGTCCAGCTCCTTCAAGACGCGGCTCTGGAAATCGATCGCGCGCGCGATGCCTCGGCCCACCGGCGTCTTCATCGCATTGGGCGCGGTCACGGGCCAGTGATGCTTATCGGACTTGCCGTAATCGGTCCAATCGCCGGGCGGCTTGCCGTTGGAAAAGATCTGCTCGTTGGCGATCGCCTCGTTGAGGTCGTCGAGCGCCTTGAAGATCGCGGCGCGGTCGTCCTCTTTGGGGTAGATCATCTTGAGGATCTTGACGTTTTCTTCGAGATAGGCCGCGTTCGGCATGACGATGCCGCGGGGGTCTTGTCCCGCCTGCTCCATCTTTTCCGACATATGCGCCTCGCCCGCGCGCGCCATCATCTCGTGCGCGCTGGCGAAGTAGCGCACACCCTTGGGCCGCGGGTCGTAG